GTTGATCAAGCTCGTAGAGTTTTTCCATAAAATTAACCCAACCCAAGGAATATATGTTAGCTTACATCAAAAGATGCTATTATTTTTGGAATAATCTTTTTAACACTCATCAAGGATTGGTATTGTTTCTTATGCTTCTGGTGATTTATTTAGATTGTTCTTTTCGTTAGTAACATCTATCGCTACTCCATCTAGTAAAACTTTGTGATCATCTAGAATCTGTTTCATTTTAGTTTCTAATTCTGATTCAGTGAGTTGGTCTAGGTTTCCATATTTGATAATCTTCTGGTCTACATACAGGCCAGCAGCTTTGCCTCGTGCTACTTCTGCATTCACTGCAGCCGACCACGCTCCTTTTTTTAAAGCGTCTTCTCTAATTTTAGCTAGCTCAGTAATATGTCTTTCAAAATTAATTCCATACTTCTCTTGCACCTCTGCTCTTAATTCTCCAATGTATCTTACTACTAAGGGACTAATTCTAGGATTTCTTAATTCAGATGCAGCTTGTCTAGGTCTTGAATTATAGCCAGATTCTCTTGCACATTCTGCAGGACTTTTACGTCCTTCGTTATATACAAGTAATTCTGCGAATTTGATTTGTCTTTCGGTTAATTTAGCTGGGACTCCCATTTACCTCCTTTGGAAAATAAGGTGTGTAACCTTTGTGTTAGCTTCTTCGTCATCTTCACCTAATAAACCTATTACTTCAGGAACATAGTGTATAAGTAATCTTTCTACACCTTCGTGAAGAGTTTTTTTACTCATGGCACAACCTGAACAGGCTCCAGCCATTTGTAGTCTTACAATACCTTTTTCATAGGAAAGAAAATTAATTTCTCCTCCATGAACTGCTACATTATCTTTTACTTTAGTTTCTAATGTAGATTTGATATCTTTTATAATCTCTTCAGTGCTTCTTGCTTTACCTAATTCCATTTTTTCTTCTTCATATAATTTTCAGAAGGTTCATAATCCCATTTTTTACCGTGATGCCCTCTGAAATCTGCATACCACATTCTTAATCTTACTATGAATTTTCGTACAGGTCTAGGCATTATCTAACGTTTTTTAAATTTTTAAGATCTTCTATGGCAGTTTCTTTATCTATTTTTTCTAATTCTTCAGTCATTTTAATTTCTTCTTCAATTCTTTTCTTTTCAGCTAAAGCTGCTTCTTTAGCTATTTCTTCTTCTTTTATCTCTCGCTCTTTCATACGTTTTACATATGTGTCGTAGTCAGGTCTTTCGTGATCATATTTAGCCCAAAGTTTTTTAGCTTCTTTACCAATTTTTCCATCGATTGGACAGGGCGTGCCTGCTTGTATCATTGATTCAAACACACGTTCATCTTGGCAGAGAATAGCAACTGCTGCTACCTTCATACCAAAGTCATTTAGTATTCTTGCTAGTTTTAATCGTTCACAATTTTTGTCAACCATATGCTTGCCACCGCTGACGCCGATGCCGAAAGTCTGTATTCCTGCTGATATTCCAACGGCACACACGTCTTGTGTCATACTATTGTATGCTGGAGCTCCTGCTGATGGTGGTGATGATCTTATATCTGAATTTGTAGTATTATTAGTTGTAGTTGTGGATTCAGATCCAGATTGATATGTAGTTTCTGTAGTTGATTCATACCCTCCTTCAATTGCTGTGTTAGATCCACTAACGTTTGTCTGTGTAGTGTCTGGATATGCTGGTACAAATAAAGCAAACAGAACTAATAGTATAATTAATATTCCTGTAAAATAATAATTCACTTTACCTCCTATTGACACGATTCGCATTCTCCAGTCTCATCAACAACAAGACCTTCCGGTTCGTCTTTTACTTCACGACATTTACAATTATCACAGGTGCATACTCCATACACATCTGCGTGAAGCTCTCCATCACAGTGACAATCACAGTTACAATTTTTACATTTCTTCGTCATCTTTTATACTTAACTATTTAATTATTTAATGATTTAGCGCAAATTTATTGCGGTTCGACTATTTAGCGCAAATTTATTGCGGCGTAGATATTAAAATATCCAAGATAAGACTGCAACTACTATTATTAATCCTATAGCAACTTTTTTCTTATTTGCTTTAGCTAATTTCAAGTAATCGTTTAGTGTTTTTCCATATATCAACATAATAACTCCTATTTTATTGATGCATATTATACATTAATATTTGCTTTTAAGTAAGCCTTTATTATCCATTTATCTCTCCCCAATTATTACCTTCTTCGTAATCGACTTTATTGGGAATATTTAATTTAACAGCGTTTTCCATAATTTTAATAATTTTCTTAGCTTGTTCCGGTGATTCTACAGAAATATCTAGCTCATCATGAACCTGTATGTGTGGCACAATACCTTCCTTATATAAATCCAGCATGGCTCGTTTAGTCATATCCGCAGCTGATCCTTGAATTAATTTGTTTAAAGCTTTGTAAGTAAAAGCTCTTCTAATAGATTCACCACCATATTTTTTTTCAGCTTCAGCATGACTCATAGGAACTTTTAAAACGCCGGGATTATACACAGCTTCCTCCCATTTATCAAACCTACATTTTCTACCTAGTAATGTTGTAATATAACCTGAACCAGAAGCATCTCTAGAAGTATTATTCATTAAGTCTTTAACAAACGGAACACGGCTATGATATTTGTTAAATAATTTTTCAGCTTCATCTTTAGTGTTCAAACCCAACTCAGCTTGTAGTTTTGCTTTACCCATTCCATAGAATAAACCTAGATTAATTACTTTCGCTTGTGATCTAGGTATCTCTGCCATATCGGCAACGGTTTGATGGAAGTCTGCAGTATTGTCTTCTTTATAAGAATCTATAACGTCATAAACGGATGGGAGTTTATAGAGTGATGCATAATGCACAACGAGTCTTGGTTCCTGTTGATTGTAGTCAAAGCATCCCCACTCGCAACCTGATTCTGGAACAAAAAGGGATCGAATCAAAGGACCTAAGTCTTTATTACGAGCAGGAATCTGTTGTAAATTTGGATTTGAATATGAAAATCTTCCGGTAACGGTTCCTCCGTTGTCCGATCTAATTTGATTTATACCTGCATGAATTCTGTCGCAGTGCTGATATCTAATAATGGTATCAATAAAAGTAGTATGTGCCTTGTTTAGTTCTCGTGCTTCTGCTATCGTTCTAACCAAAGGATGTTCATGAGAAGAAAGGAAATTTTTGGTGAAGGATGGCGCATTTGTTTTTACAGTTCTTTCGTAAGGTAAATTTAATTTTTCAAAAACTTTTGCAATCGATCGTGCAGCCCATATTTGGGTATCTATGCCTGTTTCTTTTTTTATTTTGCGGAGTAACATTTCTTCTGATAATGTTAGGTCTCGCTTTAATTCATGAGCTCTTTCAACGTTCACTTTCACTCCAAGAAATCTCATGTCCACCAGGCAAGGAAAAAGATCAGTCTCTAATTCAAAAATAGATCCTAGATCCTGGTCGCTTAATTCTTTCTGCATGACTTTCCATAAATCTAATGTGAGTTCTGCATCACGTTCAGCATAGTTGCCCACATACATGGATGGAAGTTTCCACATATCTGCTTTAGGATCAATACCCCATTCCTTAGCTGCAACTTTTAATTCTGTTTCATTTTTACCTCGACCCACATAGTCCCAACCTAAACTGTTAAGATCAAATCTAAATCTATTTTCATTGACAAGAGAAGCTGCAATCATGGTATCAACAATTCTTCCATTAATTTTAATTCCCATTTTTCGAATCCAACAGACGTCATACATGGCATTGTGAAAAACTTTATCGGCAGGAGATTGGCAAACATCCGTAAACCATTGAATTACCTTACTTTTTTCAAGGTTACCTCCTCCTTCATGATCGAACGGAAAGTATCCTGAGTAGCCATCGACAGCAACTGCGATACCTACAACTTTACCATTGCCAATCACAGAGCCGGATCCTTTTGATTTTAAATCTGGATCATATGTTTCTAAGTCTATGGCAATCGTATCTGCTTGTCTTAAATCTGGAAATTCTTCGGGCTTAACCCATTCTGTTTGTGCTTCAATCATTTATTTTATAGAACGTGTACTTTAATGTAAGTTCTTCTCCTTCCTTAATATTTTTTAATGTTATTAAATTCCATTTGCTAAAAAAATAGGGAGCTTCTTCCTCTGAACTTGTAAATCTTAGTTTAACTTTTTCACAGTTTGGTTTATCACTATGATTAAGGAATCCTCCTAGAGGAGTGCGGATAATATTTTCTCCAAATTGTAAATGAGTCATTCCAAAATTAGTCCCTTGTGGAATATGTTCTTTTGCAAAAATTCCAATATCATGAATATCAGAAAATCCTAATCGTAATTTTTTGGGTAATGGTTTATACATCAGAGTAATCTCTTTCAATAATCATTTCAATAAAGTGAATCGCTTTTTCTAAATCTTCCTTTCCTCCTTTATACGGATGTCTACAAATATATTTAATAACACTTCCTTCAGCAAAGAGCAACTTATTTTCCATTACAAATTTACTTGGCTGAATTTTAAAATTCTGATAATGTACTCCGCCGATTTGTTTGTCGTATGGATTTTTCATATAAATAAAAAGTAAAGTTTAATGCCAAAATAAAATGTCATCATTGATAGTAAAATAGCGTCACTTGTTAAATTCATATTTTAAACTCCTTCATTTTGTTTTTACATTTTATCAAATATAAATTTTCTATAGTTCGGGTGACTCCTACATACCAAACTCTGAATTCTTCTTCCGCTTTTGCTTGCGATTTTTTAGATCCTTTGATAGTATTTGCCGTTTGATTTAAAAATAAAACTACATTAGTGGCCTCTCCTCCTTTAGCTCCATGAATCGTAGACACTTTTATTCTTGGAGGTTGGATAAATCTTCGTGATTTACTAACATTGCTTTCATGTATTCTCGTTTAGCGAGAGCAACATTCTTAAATGCTACCTCCCAACTAAGATGAATATCAAAATTTTTTT